ATTCTCTTTGCGGTAAGACTTCTAAACAGAAGAAGAGAGGTACAGATAGAAGCATGTCCTTTCCGGAGATTGAAGCTGTTAGAGATGTAGGATCTTCCTTTAACTTGCAGGATGTTGGAAGTCTTGATTTCGGCTTGCTTGCTAATCATAAAAAGCTTGGAACACCCAATCGTGGTCCTAGTCCCATGGTGGAATTAAACACTAACGACATCGAAGTGGTGAATCTGGATGAAGCTCCTTCTATCCGTTTCAATGCCCCCCCTGCCGACGAAGGAATCCGCATATTACGCGATACAAATTCTGTCTTTCCCAGACCGACGCCGATTGCTCCTGTAGAACCGGCTGCACCTCCCACCCGATCATGGTTTTCCGGTGCTTCTTCCGATGCACCCGTGGAAACACCTGCACCCTCTGCCTTTAGTTCTTGGTTTGGTGGAAATACATCTGCTCCTGCTGTGACAAATGAACCTCCCAAAACAATCTTGACTCCTGAAGAAGAGTTTAGCAAGAAAGCGGAAGGGCTGGTACTACTGGAGCGAATGGATCGCAAGGGGGTCACCGGCAACAAACTTACCGTAGCCAACACCTTGGATGAGATCCAAGCCGAAATTGCCCGTCGTAAGGATAGTCGTGCCTTAGAAGCCTCCTTACGCTTCCAACGTAATCTGCTTACCACTGTTACGACCGGTATGGAATTCTTGAACAATCGCTACGATCCTGTTGGCGCCAAGCTGGATGGTTGGTCTGAATCCGTGAATGAAAACATTGAAGACTATGATGAGATTTTTGAAGAGTTGTACGACAAGTACAAGGATAAGAGCAAGGTCGCTCCTGAAGTCCGTTTAATTATGTCTTTGGGTCTTTCTGCTGCCATGTGTCACGTCACCAACACCATGTTCAAGTCTCGTATGCCAGGCATGGATGATATCTTGCGCAACAATCCTGAACTGCGTAAACAGTTTGCAACTGCTGCTGCCTCTCAAGCCGTTGGTCCTGGCTTTGCCAACTTTGTAAACATGGGTATGGGGGGTAGCAGTTCTGCATCATCCGCACCTTCTTTTGCTCCTCCTACAGGATTTGATGATGGTATCCGTGGAGCGGGCGGTCCTGCCATGGGAACTGCCCGTCGTGAAATGAGTGGTCCTCGTGGAAGTGGTGTCGATGATATTCTCCGTTCGCTCGATATGTCAGGCGAAGCCCTTCCTAACAGATCTGTTCCCTCGATGGCAGCGTCTGCACCTGTCTTAAACATTCGCTCGGATGATGTCCAAAGTGTTCACAGCTTTCAGAGTGGAATTACCGCCAATACCGAACGCCGTCGTGGAGGATTGAAACGAACAAATACGGTTCAGCCGGTCGGATCCACTCTCACACTCAATGTATAAATACTTTATAACACAAGGATTGTGTTCAGAAGTATTACTGTCAATTACGACGAGTTTTATTTTTCTTGTTATTGTTGTTGTTGTTGTTATTCTTATTATTGTTGTTATTCTTGTTGTTGTTGTTATTGTGGTTGTTATTGTTGTTATTCTTCTTCTTGTTATTATTACTTCTAGTATTATTCTTCAAATAAGAAAGATTGCTTAATACATGACGCGTATTAAACGATTTTATAGCCTCTAGATCCAGCTTAAAATCCTTGATGAGATGCTTCATGGCTTTGATCACCTTTGCGTGAATCGTCAACAGATCTTTCTTATGGTGTGTATAGGCATCATCGTTGACCATTTGAAACAACGCATCTTTTAAATATGCCATACTGTAAAGAGTGGATTGCGCATAGGAATAGGCTAGATCGGGATCTTCCAGACTGACGATGCGTCCAATATGTTCTAATTCAGAGTTTGCCCATCCCATCACACCTTGAAAGGTTGTATCATAATGCACCATGTCTACTTTTACGCAAGATATTTAGCGCCGTCGGCGAGTGGAGCGACGACGAGTGGAACGACGTCTACGAGATCCACCAGAACTGCTGGATGAATTACACCCTTCTCCACGTAGAACACGTGCTGCTGCTGTTCGAACTTCAAGATGACAACCGTATGTATCGAGGTTTGTAATGCCACAAAGATGATGAAATGTTTTACCAGTAATTTCATATTGATCGCATAAACGCATTTCCAGGGTGTGGATACCCTGCAGATGAGCGAAAGCGGCATCTGTAAGGGTGTATTGATTGCACCTGCACATATTCAGGGTGTGTATACCCTTCAGATGAGCAAAGGCTGCATCTGTGATGGTCTCTTGATTGCACCCCTCCATATTCAGGGTATGGATGCCCTTCAGATGAGCAAAGGCGGCGTCTGTAATTTGACCGCAGCCGCCCATACTCAGGGTGTGGATACCCTTGAGATGAGCAAAGGCAGCGTCTGTGATTGTAATTTGTCTGCATACGTCCATCTCGAGAGTATGGATTCCCGTGAGATAAGCAAAGGCAGCATCCGTAATGGTCTCTTGTCTGCATTCACTCATATACAGGGTGTGAATACCCTTAAGATGAACAAACGCAGCATCTGTAATTTGTCTGCAGCCGTTCATATTCAGGGTGTGTATACCCTTAAGATGAACAAAGGCAGCATCTGTGAATCTAGTACAACCAGATATATTCAAATGCTTAATTCCTTTCAAATGAACAAAATCTGCATCTGTAAGATCTTGTCGATTAGAAAGATTTATACCAATGGCATTTGGAAAAGCTTTTCTCCAGTCTGCTAAGCTTCCTCTTACCACTGTGTTCATATCATCCCATTGAAACTCAGTCACTTCATTCTTCATCTCTTTTGCAACAAGACGTAATCGCGCAGCATTTTCTGTAGGTAAAAATCCAAGAATACCATCACCAATTGAATGCTCTCCTTGAAGAACCGACATTACATCGTAAGGACGTGTACCCTGAACCAATGTTAGGGGATTCTCTTTTTCCCATTTTTTTCTTGCAGTAGACGCATTTGATGCGGCTGAAGCTGAAGTATTTGTCGGGGTGGAAGCGGCTGAAGCACTTGAAGGAGATTTGGAAGCTGCCGAACCTGCTGAACTGGGTTTGGGTTTGCTAAAGGATACCCCTCCTCCACGTTGATATCGTCGGCGTGTTCGCATCTACTTTTACGCAGGAGAAAGATTCCAATAACTCTTCAAGATCGGATGAAGGGAGTTTGCTGCTGCTACCGATCCATGATGCGCCGAAATTGCATGAATTCCTCCATATTGTCTAGACAATCCTGCGGAAAGTGCCATATCTTGCCAGGTGGTCCATCCAAAGGATATGGTTGTATTCGGAACCACCAGTGGTTGCACCTCACTATCTCCTGACATGATGGTAAATTGCCCAAAGGGATTATATTGAGGCGACTGAAACATAGGAGATAAGAGGGAAAGATCACTCATATAAATGGGACTTGTTGTGGGAATAGATGCACCGAACCAAGCACTCATCACATTCGCAAACGATTGACTAAACCCGCTATGACCAGAACTGAAATCCGAAAAGGGAGGGGTGACGAAAGTTGGCACTTGGTACGGCATCCAACTTTCTCCTGCAATGGGGTTTCCGTCATAGCCAGTAAGGGTTTGACCGTGGTACAACCGTCGAATTTCTTGGATCGGTCGTGCTTCCATATAGGTTTGTTTTAGTTTCCAAATAACTCGTCCCGTTTCAAACAAATGAATCGCAAGATCTAATCCAGAAAAGAAGAGCACCTCCAGGGTTGGCGGTTGTGCTGCCACCAAGGTTTTCCACATCCAAACAAACATACCAGGGGGAGATACGGTGTAAGGACCGCCCGCCCAAAACTCGGCATTTATTTTTTGCTCATCTGTCAGTGTTGCTGTATATCCTACAATAGTAGAAATCTCCTCTTGACGTGCAGATGTATTGCTACCAGCATAAAAAGGTGCTGCAGCTCCTTGAATGGTGGACATATCGCTTGCACTAAGGGCAGTAGAGTTCACGTTTGCCCAGGTATAGGTTGCGTATCGTTGAATCGCAGTCCCAATTTTCAAGGGAGTCCATTGATAGGGGGAAGGAAAGGTAGCAGGATTCACGGTGCCTGCTACATCCAAAGAGGTACTCATATTGGGAACTTGTATGACAGTTGGTTGCAAGGTAGCAGCGGTTGTGGATCCATCGGCAGCACGACCATTCCACCAAGTGTTCCAGGCAGCAAACCAAGCGGGTTGATTTGCATTGGAATATACTGTTGTTTGTAATTCTGTTTGGGCATCTGTAGTGAGATTGAGGAGCGATCGTTCCGTGGATAGAATGGATGCCGAATTAAAGGTGGGAACCATTTTAGTCGTGACCGTGATTAAGAGACGATTCATCCAGACAAGAAGTTGTGATCGGTCTGACAATAGATATTGAACATTCCAATTCCAATTATCCAAGGTTCCAGAAATGCGATTGGATGCCTGAATCCAGTTATATCCTTGTGCAATGGAAGCTAAAAACAGATAATAAAATCTAGAGGATCTGGTGGGACCAAGATTATTAGTTGCAGCATAGGTTAGGACGGCATCTAAGCAGGTCAAAAAGGAGTTTTGAATGGCAATAATACAGTTAGGAGGATCCTCTACCACTGGAATTGCCATAGTTTCAACACCTCCTACCTGTTGTTGTAGGTAGATCGTACCGGATTGAATGGTTTGTCTATAGCGACGTTGTTCGGGTACAGATTGTGAAAACGCAAAAATAGTGCGATTTCGCAAGTTCATCATTCGGCTACTGTCGTCCATTCTATCTTATCTTAGGACTTCTCATAGGGGACTTGGACAATTTTATTAAGCATAGGTTGATATATGGGAGCATAATTCAAATGAGATCGTACATGACTGAGATTCTTTTCATACAAGGTAGTATGTTCTTCGGGAGCTTCATGAGACTGTTCACACCATCCTGGAATCATGCAGAAAGAACTCTTCTCATTGGCAAAGAACCACAATAAGGAGAAGATTCCCAAGGTAAGCCAAAATGCCACCGCTAGGTTTCGGGTACCAATAAAGATCACAACAAACAAAATAATAGGTCGTACAAAGCTATGTTGTAGAAAGGCTTCCTGTTGTTTCGTTAGTTCCATGGGAAGAAACCGTGCTCCCAAGTTCAACAAGATCATAAAGATACCAATCAAGTAAGGATTGGAATTAAGACTGAAAAGTGTCATAGACAGAGGATCAATCATACCTCCTTGTTGAGGTATAGGAGCTGTTGGAACACCAGGAGGAGGAGGAGCAGATTGATTCAGTTCTTTTTTAGCGTGAGGAGCCATTTCCTTGCTTTACGCATATTTTTTTGTTAACAGTTGAATATCAGCTAACCAGAAAAACACGATCAAGACTCCTAACAAGGCAAGAAGAGGACTATAAAAGGCAAGCGCAACAACCGCTGTAATCGCCGCTAACCGCGCTGCCGGAAGGTATGCGGCATTACGCAATGTTTCATGATATTCTACTTCCATGGGAAGGCTAATCGTTAACAAGATGATAACAAATGCAAATCCAATGGTTAATTCAACAAAGCTTACCATATCCTACTTAGGGAGTAGAACTAGAAGATTCCGTTTGGATAGGATAGGTCGCCACATTTTTATCTTGAATTCCCATAGGAGTTTCTTTTAGAACGCGTTCCACAAACCATTTCTGTTTATCATCATTGACCCAATCAATGGTACCGGAAGGGACAAAGGGAAGGAATCCTTCACTAGAAGCAGGTACCTTATTGACACTATGATTTGCCGCCCAGACACTCAGAAGAAGCAAAATTAGTGAAATAGCTAAGGGAACTGAATTATATTCATATAGTGAAATGGCGATTAATACTGTTAATATAAATCCAACTGGATGAAGAAGAGTGGTTGGAATTACAGAGGGAAGTTTATCTGCTTGAGTGGCTCCAATAATACACACAATTGTTACAAGGGTTGCAAAGGATAGGGGAGGCATCCAAATGGGTGTTGCATTCATACTCTTTTCTGTTTAGGGAGGTGGTAATTGAAGAACAGGACCGTCTGTTATCTTCGTCGGATCAAATCCATTCTTAAAGGGTGTATTGGGTGGAAAAAACTTGTCTCGAAAATCATTCACAATCACCAATCCTTTTGAAAAATCAGATTTAATATATTTCAGAATTGTTTGATAGGCTAATAAAATATCTTTATTATCTGGTTTATCACTGCTTGCTGCAATTAATGCATCAATGTTCGGAGCAAATCCTTCCATTTTACTTACGCTAACAGCCTCCCACCGATCCATCCAACTATAGACTGTCCAAACACTTAAGATTGTAAAGATGGAAATTCCAATGAGTGTCTCTGTATGCATCTTTCTATGGGAAAAGAAACCTCTTGAAGGAGTAAGGATGTGTTCATTAGAAGAAGCCTTTCCCATAACCGATGGGGGCGAACCCAAAAAGAAGAAAGGGAAGAAGCGTCCCTTGCTTCCTCCCCCCGAACAAGACCCTGATGTTCCTGTTCCAACAGAACGATTTGAACCAGAATCAGATACTTGGACTCCTCCTAGTCAACCAGATGCTTCGTGGACTGATTTTGCTGCTGCTCCCGATCCCGACTATTTTCATCCCGATTCCTATATGTTAAAAGCACCGGAATGGGCAGATCACGACTGGATCCGTAGAAATCTTCCAGGAAAAGATACGGAAATGGTGACTCCCCAACCCTGGTTTGACTCCAGTCCCACTCTTTGGCAAAATATTCCCAAAGATTGGAAAGGAGGAGAAACTCGTGATGCTGCCTCTATGATGCAATTTAATCGATTAGATGAAATGCAGAGTCGCATTGATAGTCTCTTTGCTAGATTGGAATCTGTTGATCGTGTAAGATCCGAATCCAATCATACCGAAGTAATTTTGTTTATTCTTGGTGGGTTGTTTTTATTGTTAATATTGGATTTACTCGTGAAACAAGGAACTCAAATTTCATTATGGATGGCAACGAATGACTCCTCTCCTTTAGTGAATGCACTCAAAGGTGGGCGGCGACGGAGATAACGATTACATGGTCTATCACTTCTTACAATGTAAGATGTAATAGATTAGACAAAGGATACATTTTTGACAGTCAAGGTAGCACCTGGGGCAGTATGTAACGCCATTCCCTGTTGCCCAGGCGTAAAATAGGTTGTTTTGATTTGACTATCCATCGAGGTGGGAGTAGAAAGGGATAAGGAGGGGGTGAAGGTATCAGTTCGTTTGGCAGGTAGTGCCCGTTTGGGTGCTGGTGTGGATCTAGCACCGGATAGTGTAGATGGTTTCGTAATAGCTTCCACCGCTGCCACACGTGCTGAATCCAACACCTTTGCCCATGGACTTTCACGATCTCTGTACAGTGAATCATGTGCTTTCCAGCTAATAAATAAACAATTTGGGTGTGTATACGTCACTTGATATCCTACATTGCGAAGATTCCACACCAGGTACAAGACACAATCTGCAACATCAATCTTCGGTGTACCAGGAATAAATTCGGGAACGATGTATAATAAAGTTCGTTCATTTTCAGGAATCTTTGCAATGGCTCTTATTTTGTTATAAATTTGTGATAAGACGGAATTATAGATTTTAATACGGGTGGCATCCCGCCGTGCTTGTTCGCTATATAGCATCGAGGGGGGTAATAAGGGAGGTGTCAAGGTGTTCATGCTTCTATTGTATCTAGTTCTTTCCCCGTCTTTACAAACATCTTTACAAACGAGGTTTTAAACGAATCCATACGACGAAGCATCTCTTGGATACATGCATGTGTTTCAGGTATTAATGGAAGTTTCTGCTTAAAAATACGTTTTACCTGTTCAAAATTGTGTTGAGTGGGATGTCTATAATAGGCTTCAAATACTTCATCATCTTGTTTTGTGCGGATTCCATACAAATAAGTTCGTGCATATTCATAATCCTTTCGAATCAAGCATGGAATCGATTCCTTCATAAGATAGTTATAGAGCGGTCCATTGGTAAAAATTTCATCGGTTCCATAGGGAATCTTGGAGGATGGTTTTCCTCGTGCTGCCTCATTTAATTGATCCAACATCTGTTGAAAGGCTTTGGTAGGATGTTGCAGCAAGGTTAAAAACTTTGTGAAGAGCTGTTTAGGAAAGGTGTGAAAACTAATCATCGTTCCTGCTAAAATAGTATACGCGCGTCCATATACTTTTTTATCATAACATACAAAACTCATATATGAAAATTCTGCTTTTCGTGCTTTCATAGTTGTGATTAAAGATGGATTCAAATACGAATCGGGAATATCAATATCTGATACCCAAACCGTCTCTAAACCAGGTTCAAACAGGGGAAGAAACCGTATAAGAGTTCCAAAGGTTCCAATATGACCAATATCATCATGAAATCGACGATCATGAAAATGAATCACTGTAACGGTCGGATCATCTTTTACGACCTTTAATACACTCTCTTTCCCACTATCATCTGTATAGATGCGAGTTTCAAATCCTTTTAATACCTGTTTTTGTTGTAAAAATTTTTGTAAGTTTCGTTGATATTGTTCAACTTTGCGATATGCATCTTTCATTGTAAAAAAACTAACTGACAAGACATGTTTTGAACATGTTCCTTGTTTTAGAATAGTGATGTCTAGATTATTTCGGGGTGCTTTTCTTGTTTTCATCCCTACTCTTACAAATCTTTTCCATCCAAGACATATCGTTTCATAAACGATGTTTTGAATGTATCAAACTGATCAATCATTTCTTGTAAACAAGGATAATCTGCAAGTCCTTTTTCTAAATGTGTTTCAAAGATTCGTTTCAGCGAATGAAATTCTACGTTTGTTGGATGATCTCGATAGGATTCTACGATGGATTGTTCTTCCTTTGTAAGAAATTCCTTTAATAAATGACCTGCATAATCATAATTTTTATAAACAATACATCGTAAATTCTCTTTGATAATATAATTATAAAAAGTTGTATTTAGAAAATATTCATCAATTCCAAAGGGAACTTTGGAAGCAGTCTTTTCAGGATTTGCGTTATTCAATTGTTGAATAATGGATTTGAATGCACCTGATTGCAACTTTTGTAAAAATGTATTCAAAAGAGATTTAGGAAAGGTATATGTTGAAAGTATATCGCATCCTAATATTGTATACTTTCTTCCATATATCTTCTTGCGAATTCGTCGATATTGATTATAACAAACAGCAGTTCGAATGATTATATCCGCCTTTTCTTTTTTCATTTCTGTAAGTCTGCGTGGATCCAAGTGATAGTGAGGAATATCAATATCATTCACCCATACCACGTCTAACCCTGGTTCAAAAAGTGGTAAAAAGCGTGGAATCATTCCAAAAATACCAATATGTCCATGATTATTTTGAAAAGGAATATACTTATAGTGATAAATACTTATAGAAGGATCATCTTTTACTAGATCCAATAAAATATCTTTTCCAGAATCATCCGTATAAATTCGTGTTTCAAACCCCTTTAATTTATCTTTTTGTTTCAAAAATATTTTTAAATTATCTATGTAAAATGTGATAGGTTTATATCCAGAATTCATAACAAAAAAACTAGCGGATAAAACTTTCTTAGAAAGAGTTCCCTGTTTTAAAATAGTTATATCTAGATTATTGCGTGGCGCTCTTCGCGTCTTCATTCTCCCTATTTTATCTCAGGAAACAAAAAGAATGAAACGATTGGTATTTTCAGGAGGAGGAGCTCGGTGCATTTCCTTCTTTCATGCATTAGCTGCGCTAGATCCGAAGTTGTTAGAAGATGTTTCTGAATGGTGGGGAACCTCTGCTGGTGCGTTAATTGCAGCACTTTTATCGGTCGGCGGTGATCTTTCTATGATGGTGCATCTTTCGGGACTCCTAGACTTCCGACATTTTCGAAATATGGAGCTTGATCATATTTTTAATATGACACACACCTGGGGATTAGATGCAGGAGATGGGTTATTACAAGGAGTGACAGATATGTTAGATCGTGTGGGAGCAAAGGACTGGACTCTTTCCAAGGTTCCAGGTCTTCACGTAATTATTGCAGATGTAACAAATAGTAAAACACTCGTATGCAGTGCTAAAACACATCCTACATTATTAATCTCTCATGCCGTTCGAGCATCCATGTCACTTCCCTTTTTCTATATGCCATATCGCGCTCCTGATGGAAGTCTCTGGGTGGATGGAGGAATTCGCTGCAATTTTCCATGGACTCTCTTAACGGAAGAACAACAAAAGGAATCCATTGGATTTATGTTTGGAACTCCACAATCTGGTCGTACTGGAGAAAATCCGACCACACTATCGCAATACCTCCTACGATTGGTTCATTTTAGTGAAAAAACGGAATTAAGTGGAAATCTTGTACGTATTCATATTCCCAATTTTCCAGCATGGTTTGTAAATCTACAACAGGAGGATCGATTAGAACTAACTGCTGCAGGTCGGAGTGCAGCCGAACTCTTTATGAAAGCTTGGACTGCAAAAAGTTCATATACCCCCCCTGATCCCGTGGAAACTCCCCTCCCAGTTCCGCCACCAAATTCCCCTGTGCATCTTCCAAATGAAAGGATGGATACCCCGATACATTCTTTGTCTTTGCTACATCTGGATTCGCATCGCAATCCACCTTTGAAATCTTCACAGTTGACCCGCCGATGGTCTGTGTAGTTCCTAATGCATCCCAATCTGGCATGGCAGTCTTGCAATGAGGACACCAAGGAGCGTAATACATCACAAAACTATACGAACCGGGAGAGGCGGTACCTGCTGATGCAAAGCCTTCTTGCTTCATGGCAGTTGTCATCCATAAAGTGATCATAAGAATTCCCACTAAAAATAATCCATACGGAGTTGTAAAAAACTTGATCGCTGATTGAACGATCTTTTCCATTCTAAACGAACAAGAGATATTTAATTATAGTCATGAGTGTGTGTAGAGGAGTTATTATGCCAATGTGGAAAGGGGAGACGGATCCTGTGTGGACATTGGAAGATATTGCACGTGCGCGAACCTTGGATGCACGATTTATTGCCCTGGGTGTACCACATGTTGATCGTGCTAAATTGGTTCCTGCTGCAGTGTGGAAACAGAAATTTCCTGGTTTAGTTTATGCACCCGATATTGAAGCAACACTAAAAACATTATTATTTAACTAATTATCGCACTCCACCTCGTTGATTTCGAATGGTTTCACGAGCTTTCTTCTTTTTAGAACGACACGTTCTCACTTTCTGAGATCGTTTCTTCCCACAATTGCTTTCAAACTCAGACAACTCCTTACATAATGTATTTGGTGATGTATGTGTAAAGGGTTCTGCGAGTGCTTTACACATCTGTTGTTCAATCCGATACAACCAATTTGTCATTTGCACCCGTCCTTTGCGAAGAGGTGGTGCAGCAGCAGCATTATTCCATGCAGATCTCCATTCTTTGAATGGTAGTGCCTTTGGAAGTGCCTTCCAAAACTCTTCCAACTTCTTCAATCGTTCTTCACGGGTCAAGAGATTCCAACGGTTTTTCAATTCCAATGTCGGTAAATCACTAGGAGCTCCTGGTAAGGGAAGCGATAGAATCTGTCTACAGGGTGTTGTATAGGCAATGGAATACAAAAAATCCCATCCTACCATGCGATGTGCACTACAAGGAGCACTCACCCAATCATCATATTTCTTTTTCACAGACTCCCACGATGGATTGGGATCGGTCGGTAATTTTTGTTCTCGCAATTTCTGATTCACTTGATTATGGACACGATAGATCCATATTGGTAAATCATTTGGATTGGATGGGATGGGATCGGCTGCATAATAATCGCTCAGACTTGCGCGACAAAACTTACACGGTAATACATACGGGAGCAGTTCAAAAAATGGCATAGATTCTTCTCGCCGTGCTGCTGCAATTAAATGAATTAATCTCCACCCACTCGGTCCCCAAAATCTGGTGTCCATATCCCTACAGTAAATATAGAAAATTTAACTCTTTCGAAGATGTAGCAATATGTCCGCACCCCCCTCTGGAGCTATGATGATGGGCGGGGGAACTCCCGTTGCACCTGATACCCGCCCTGCACGATCTCTCCGGCTTACCAAATTTGATATGAGCCGTATTGCAGATGATTCTACTGTTCTCTTCATCGGGAAGCGTAATACAGGAAAATCCTTCTTGATCAAAGATTTACTATGGCATAAGCAACGTGTTCCCATTGGAACTGTGATTAGCGGTACAGAAGGTGCCAATGCTTTCTATTCCAAAATGGTTCCTAGTCTTTTCATCCATGAAGAGTTCAATCCTCTTATCCTGAGCAATGTGCTCAAACGGCAACAGATTCTTACCAAACAAATGATGAAGGAAACCGATGCACGAGGTTCTTCGAGTATTGATCGTCGTACCTTTGTTATCATGGATGACTGTATGTATGATAATAAATGGGTCACCGATAAATATATTCGATCTTTATTTATGAATGGTCGTCACTATGGTATTTTGTATATCTTGGCATTGCAGTACGTAATGGGTATTCCTCCTGTTTTACGTGGTAACGTTGATTATGTCTTTATCTTGCGTGAAAATATGGTATCAAATCGTAAACGCATTTATGAACAGTTTGCAGGTATCTTTCCCACCTTTGAGTTCTTTTGTCAAATCATGGATCAGTGTACCGAAAACTATGAATGTTTAGTGATTCATAATGGGTCCAAGTCCAATCGCTTGGAAGATGCTGTTTTTTGGTACAAAGCAACTCCTCGTCCTGATTTTCGCATTGGAGCCAATGATTTCTGGGTGAAAAGTGCTGAAATGGAACGCATGAAAGAAGCTGCAGAAGCAGCAGGAGATACTGATCCTCCCATTTCCTCCACCGATCTTGGTCGCTCCAAAGGACCGGTCATTCATGTGAAAAAGTATTAAGTTATTTTGGATCTTCATCCAAGGTTATATGCCCTAAGCATACATATTGCTTCATGAATGGATTATAGGTTGAAACACCCTCTTCTCGATGATTACTGCAATATTCCTTCGCAGAAAGATGTGTATCCCATTCAGGGGTGATCAGCTTGATATGTTTTGGATAGACCCAAAAGGTGTGATCACTTCGTGCCCATGGAGTGGGCACGGAGTGTGATCACTCCGTGCAAACGGATTGATTGACTTTAAACAACCGTGATATACAAGCATATTTATACAATAGATATGCTTATATAGAAAAATTTCAATTTTAATAGTTTTAAAAAATGATGTATATACATACATTATATAATATGTCAAGTTGTAAATACAAAAATGGCATTCGATAGTTCTACCGAATCTACCTTACGATTAATTGAAATGGCGGGGTCACAACGACTTCCTGCCGACATTCGTCGATTAGAGATCCATGATGAATCGAGTATTTTACGAACAATGGAAGTTGCTGTGCAAGCCTATATTAAAACAATTCCTCTCAAAGATTTGCATGATAAAAAGAAATCACAGGAAGTCTATAAAGAAGTTATAACAATTTTAAATAAGTTTGAATTTATTACAAAAGACGCATTTCAGTCTGCCTGGACCATTCTATTGTGTCAGGATATGCATAGTGAATCTGATCCAAAAAAAATATTAGAAATATTTGCATCAATTGCTTGTAATCGAATATTAAAGAATTATATTACAAGTCAAATTCGAACTCCTTCCAAATATAAAGAAATCTTGAAAAGAGTTCTTTCTGAACCAATGTTTGAAGAGATTGGATTAACCTCTGTTGAACTAGAACAAAAAGCTCACCGAATTGGATCTGATACAAAGCTATGCACAACATTAGATTCTATGATTCATTCTGAAATGTTTACAGGAGAACCTGATAAAATTGTTCAACAATTTTATCAGGTTATTCGAGGAGTGCAAAATGAGACATATCGATCCAAATATTATAATCAATTCTTAAAAAAGCTTGTAACAAACATGAAATCTTCCATAACCACAGATAAAATAACTATCTTTGTACAAGTCTATTGCTTTCTTGTTACACAAGAAACAATTAAAACAGTGGATCCTGATGTAAGAGCATATTTGACATTGCATCCAATTAATTTCTTCTTACATCAAGTTCGATATATGCCGCTGAAACTTCAGCCAAATTCCAATTTCAAACAAAAAGAATTTATACTCGATCTATGGCAAGAAGATTGCATTCGTGCCATTAATACACGAACCTCCATTTTACTGAGTGCACCCACGTCTGCAGGAAAGACTATTCTTTCTACCCATGCAATTCGTAATTATAACAAGGTCTGGTACATAGTTCCCTCTGAGGCACTTGGCTATCAACTTGCGGGAATTATTCTGGCATCATTAACAGAGTTGGAAGAACGAAAGGGAGCTGTTGTAAAGAATGTTCGCTTAGAGTTGGCTTCTACCAGCTATAGACGATTCGTTCACAAAAATAGTACAGATAATATTATTATTGCTACACCGCAAGAGATGGTTCGATTCTGGAAAGCCAAGAAAATAGATCTTCCTGAATATATTATTTTAGATGAGTTTCATAATATTTCTTGTAAGGATGGTATTTATTATGAATATCTTCTAAAACTTGCTGGATATCATAAAATTCCTCTTATGGCACTCTCTGCAACCATCCCAAATTTTGAAATGGTGCGTACATGGTTAAGTCATCTTCTATCAGGGGAGCTCTTTACAGTCAATATACAAAAACGATTCTTTAACCAAAAACGATTCACCTTTTGCCATGGAACTCTTGTTCCCATTCAACCTCTTAAGATAGTCACAATGACACAAGTTCGATCACCCACTTTCAAAAAGATTGGATTATATCCACAAGATGTACTATCTCTCTATGAAGCACTTCCAGAATTTCCTCGTATTGATGAAACTATTCCACGATTGGTATCTCTCCATGAGATAGAACAACTCGAACTAGATCTCTTTACATATTTGAAAAAACAAGACAATGCTACGTTAGAACGAATTCTTCCAAATAAACCAATTGAAAGTGATAATCCTACTCTTTGGCAGCTATATAGCTTTCTTCGTACTACAGACATGACACCAATGATTATATTTAAAATGGACTCATTTCAGTGTATGAATCTCTTTACTAAGATGATAAAAATGGTTCAAATGTATAACAAACTTGTCTATGAAGGATTAAATGGAGATAAGTCAATTATTCGTGCTTATTTAGAAGAGGTAGAATCTATTGTAGATCCTGACAATCTGAAAGTTCCAAAAGGTATGGATGAAGAGAAACGAGAAGATATGAAAAATAAACTCAAAGAAAATCTATTTGATTCAAAATACAAACCTCGCCTCTTTGCAGTTTATAAAGAATTTCTGGAATCTACACCCAAAGACTATACAGAGTTTAACCATCTCTATGGAGCAGATCTTACCTACGAGAAAGTGTTTAAGATGCGTGAATCAATTGTCCGTACCGAAACACGTGTAGAATATAATACAATTTCCGTTCGAAGTGGATATACAATTCATCCAGATGCAATGATTGCAAAAACAGATGGATCTATTATGCGAGATATTCGTAAAAAAATTAATAATGAATTACAATATCAGTATACCCATTCTGGACCCTTTGATTATAAATATGAAGAGTTTAAGATTGAAGAAAATCGTATCTCTTATGAGCATCCTGTGCTAGTTGGAATTGAATGCGGTCTTCTCTTCTACAATCAGCTCATGAATCCAGCATTGACTCGTATTTGTCAACAATTAATTAATAAACACCCCTTTGTGATTCTTTCAGATCACTCATTGGCAGTAGGAATCAATTATCCTATCAAAACAGTTCTTCTCCAAGGAGGATTAAAAGGTGAACCTATAGAAGAGATTGATAACACACTTGCCCATCAAGCAAGTGGTCGTGGCGGTCGACGTGGATTAGATGCAGAAGGTATCGTTATTTATTCTGGAGTCAATATTACAAAAATACTCATTCCAGATTATCATTCTGTCTGCCGTAATCCAATTGAATTAATGCATCCTCTTCTTATAGACGAAAGCATCTCCTTTCAGACCTTTGTTCAAACAGAAGTCCATGAAAAAGTAGCTCCTGTAGAATCCTCTGTTTCTGTATCCAATTCTGTATCCAATTCTGTATCCAATTCTGCATGCAATTCTGCAACTAATTCTGCATGCAATTCTGCATGCAATCTACCCATCAACGTAGAAGAATATGAGAGTTGGGAAGATCTTGCAGATGCTTTAGGAGTTTAATATATATTTTTTAACACCCATAGGCATTATATTCGTGCAATGTGGGAGTAAATCCAGGGGAAGAGGCAGGACGAGGGGTATCGGCGGATCCGCTACGGAGATCTGTAGATCCGAATCCCCCTTCTCCTCGTAGTGTTGCCCCTCCTGGAATCACTTCCACTACCTGAATCTCCTCCCACGGAAGAAGTTCTGGATTACTAAGCTGGCATAGTTTTTGTAAGGCAGTGACTTCATAGCGTTCCGCATGACAATCCAAGGCAGCAATCAACGGTCCACGATATCCTGCATCGATCAATCCTACCGAGTTGGCTAATCGTAAGGGTGTCTTAGAAATGGATGATCGTGGAAGCATCCAATAGGCGCGAAAGAATCCATGGGTTCGATCATAATAGGCTGCGCGCACTCCAAAGGTGAGTTTGGTTGGGGGACCTGCTTCCAACACAGTGGTTTGCTTTGCAAATAGATCAAAGCCGGCATCGCGTTCCAAATAAGGAGTTGCAAGATAGGCAGTTGCTGCTGCTTTGTATGTGTCCACCATTTCTGCATCTGGTTGCAGATAAAGGATGTGACGATTTGATGCCATGATTATACTAATCATGAGATCAATCTTTATATCTATTTACTCGACGGATAGGGTGGAAGAAGTTGATGAAGAATTGCTGCTGCTTGCGGAAGAATTGGAGGCAGCAGCCTCTCGTTTACGCTTCATAAAGGGGTCCTCTTCTCCAAAGATTCCTGTAGGTGCTTCTGCACCTGCTGCAGCTCCAAACGTGGGAGGAGCCGTGCGTGGTTTAGCAGCTCCAATGCGGTCTCGCTTCATGGACTCATAAAACTCATCACGCTGAGACTCATTCTCCTTGTACTTCTTCATGAGCTGATTCAGCTGATCATCTGCATATTCCTGATCTGGTACTTCACTGGGTTCCGGATCCCAAGGAAGCCAGAACCCTACTTGTCCGACATAGACGTTGAAATCAGGATCTAGCTTCTGCAGGGTCTTTGCTCGTGCCATTCCCTCTGCATACGTATCATAGACCCCTCGTACCTTCAAGCCGCGAATCGTCGTTCGAAATCCATTCTTGGCAAAGAATGTCTCTTCCAGCTTCTTACGGTTCTTATAGAGATAGGTTTCATAGGCTTCCTGAATGGTGGTTGTCTTAAAATCCGTCATCTCTGCCTTCACGTGTGCCTCCAGATCCTTGGGAACATCTGCGCTAAGTGACTTCCGAGCATCCTTCAAGGTAAGAAAAGCACCACTTAGATCCTCTACAGTAATCGTACCAGCAGATTCCTTTCCAAGTCGTTCCAGTGTGTCTACAGCTGTTCCAAGAGCAGACTGCAGCTTATTCACCTGGCTCATCATAAAGGTTTCCGTTGCCTTAATCTTATACTGAATCTCATAATCTTTCAAAAACTCGGAAAATAGGAAGATATCTTTATTGGCAAGAACTTTCTCCGGGCTTAGAAAACTAAGACATACAAAATGCTGTCCTGGAATATCCTTGTCCGCTTCCAAATAAACTTCACGCTTCTCTTCTGTGGGGGTGGACATCCTTGTTAGTATCTCCCGAGATTTCGTGGGGATCCTTTAAACGCAAAAGAAGTTTGTTTTTTTCGTTTCCCTTGATATAAGGAATGGACGGTCTGAATGCTGCTGAACTTGCCTCGCGTGCAATCAAGTATTTTCTCGAAGGTCTTGCCGTTGCGGTGGCGATGACCATTATCCCCCGCAAGGTCCCCCAGGTGGAGGAGATCCTGACCGTCTCCGTTGTGGCAGCAGTTGTCTTCGCCATACTAGACTTGCTATCACCTTCTATTGGACTCACGGCCAGACAGGGCTCAGGCTTGGGTCTCGGAAGTCAACTGGTAGGCGGTTTTAAGATGATGTAAAAAAGTTATAAACTTATACAATCGAAAGAGTGCTACGTACAGTAGAATTATAGAATAACTTGTGTATTTCTACTAGATCCGTATTCTTCTCTTCTTGAATCTTTTTCACAAGAGTTTGAATCATTTCTTTTAATAATTGCAATCGTTTTTCTTTGGGTGGATTTCTTCGTTTTCCCTTTTCATCTGTAAATGAATCAGGATTATAACGGATATACACCCATTTACCTGAATGAAGCATATACAAATCGTCGTAGCGTATTTCTTCATCTTTATCATCCTTCGAAGTGTGTTGATTTTCATCCACTTCAATGGCTAACATGGTAGCTCCAATTAGCGTACGCAGATCTACACGTCTTCGATGAGTGCATTCGCAATTATGAGTCCATAACGGTTTATCATGGACTAATTTTAATTCAGGAAATTCTTTATTTAAATAATCTCTTACCGCTAATTCATGAGTATTTTTCCTTGCTAAAGCTGTTCGTGGATCATCAGGAAATCCTTGCACAAAACATTTCATACAATACATATCATATTTCTTAGTTCCCTTTGTTCCAAACGGGCAAAGACCATCAGGACCTTTTAATCCTTCTATACCAGGGCAGGCATCTTTTTTAACATCTATCATATCAGCATCTTTGTGTGATACACAGTGAGTTGCTGGTCCATCTTTTATTCCAAAGGTGGGCTGAATTGGACAGTCCTTAAATTCACAAGATGCATGAGCAATATCTTTCATATCGGCTAATTTATGCTCTGCACAACGTAATCGCTTTTTATCATATCCAAAGGATGGTAATTTTATACAATCTTTCTCTTCACAAACATTATTTGCCAAATCAATCATATCTTCTTTTTTGTGCGCAGAACAATATTCAGGCTCCTTTCCCTTAAATCCAAAATTGGCACGAGTTATACATTCTTTACATGTTTTATGGTGTATATCAATCATATCCACTTTTTTATGCTCTTTGCAAAATTGTTCAGAAGATCCTTCATATCCAAATGTCGATCGTTTTCTACATCCTTTAAAACTGCATTTTTTACCAGTAATATCTTCCATTCCTTCTAATCTATGTCCAGAACAGCGTAATAGTTTATTTTCTTCAAATCCATAAGAAGCTCTCACATCACAAGACTTAAATTCACAAATTTTATGTTTAAAATCTGACATTTCTGCAGATTTATGTTCAAGACAATGAGTTGCATGCCCTGCCACTAATCCAAAAGTTGGTAATTTATCACATAATTCACATCGACGTGATACAACATTTTTCATATCTGTTGTTTTACACATAGAACAATGTGTTGGTTTTGATTTAATTAATCCATATACAGCAGTTCCTTTACAATCTTTTGTAGTACATCGATTATAATTTACATTCTCCATTCCTTCTTTCTTGTGTTCAAAACAATGAAGCGGTTTCTTCCATTCAGTTCCAAAACAAGCTAATAAAGGACAATCATCAGTTTCGCATACTTTATTGACTAAATCAACCATCTTATCTTTCTTATGATCGGCACAATATTCAACTGTCGTGGTTCCTTTTACACCGTAGCTAGGTCGTTTAGAACAATCTTTACACGTTTTATGGCGTATATCAATCATTCCTTCCGTTTTGCATTTGCTACAACCAGATGGATATTCATCCCCTTTCATTCCAAAATTAGGCATAGCATTTCCACACAGACAGACTTGTCTAAATGATTTTGCACCTTTTTCTTTACCATGTTTTGTGCAATATAATAATTCTTTTTGCTTGAATGCATAAGTAGCTGGTTTGCTACACTCCTTACACGTTGCCATCCTGATTATAAGATTTATATTCAGGATGAAAATATTCTCAATTTTCTTATTTTCACCCTCCAACATAAGGATGTACTATGATGTACTGCCAAAGGAAAAACAAGAAGATGTGAAAAAGATATTAACAGGAAAAAACCCAAAGAAGGATCCCGAAGTAACCCGTAGTTTTCTTGATACGATGTTACGATCTTCTGCCGTCTTTACCCCCTCTGGAGATTACCGACGTTTGCAAGCACAAACCAAGGCGCCAGAACATGTGGAACTGCGAAAGGCATTGACAGAAACAAATGCAAAGCATACGTTGGAAGTCGGCTTTGCCTACGGTGCATCTGCCTTAGTCTTTGCAGAACATCATCAAACGATGAAGAATCTTGGAAAATGTCATACCATCATTGATCCGAATCAGCTGACGCAGTGGGAAGGCATTGGACTGGAAAATATGAAACGAGTCGGCTTTGGATCTCAGATCCGATTAATCGAAGAATCCTCTGTCTTTGCCCTTCCTGCCTTAGTTGGAAAGGTTGTTCTAGATGTTGCCGTTATTGACGGATACCATTTATTTGATTATACACTAATGGATATTTTTTACTGTTTGCAAATGTTACGCGTTGGTGGAATCTTAATTGTAGATGATAAACGAATGAAAGCAATTACTGCCGTGGCAAAATATGTAACTCGTGCTTACAAACATGTGATCGATGTTTGCAAAACATGTCGCACCCTTTTAGTCTTAAAAAAGATCAAAGAAGATACACGTGATTGGAATACCGATGAAACAGTTCATTACGATTTCCGCGAGTTTATTCCAAAGAAACAGGGAACTCGTAAACGATCTAGATGAGCGTAGTTAACCATTCCATTTCTGCTTCACGGGATCCTGCTTTCACTGGTGTTTCTAAGACGATTGAAATGCGTGGATGATGTTTGAACACCTCTAACATAAATTCAGTCAGTGGTGCTTTTCCAATCTTCCCTTCTCCAATATATGCATGGCGATCCACACCGGATCCCACGGCTGTTTCTGAATCATTTAGATGAATTAATTGAATATATTCCCATCCAATCGCTTCATCAATTTCTTTTAAAATATCCTTTGGATGTTTGGCAAGATCATAGCCAGCTGCAAAGATATGGCAGGTATCAACTACCACACCGACGCGTGATCGTCCATACAACCGAATCAATTTGCGACAAAAGGCACCAAAGGTTCTAAGATTCTTTGCGACCTCGGTTCCTTGTCCGGCACAGGTTTCAATTAATAATTTACATCCTGGTGCCGAATCTGTCAACACCTCCTTACAAAATCCTTCCATTCGTAATAATCCTTCCTCTTCTCCCATCTTGAGAGACTTTCCAACATGAATGACCACTCCCTTTGCTCCCATACGTTCTCCGCAATCTAATAATGATTTTAAGAGTTTGATTTCACGGGCAGTCACCGATGGATCACTTGGATTCCAGCGAGAGGGATTAATAATATAGGGAGCATGAATAAATAATTTGATATCGGTTTTTAATAAAGCTGCGTTGATTTTAGTGCACTTGGAGTCCGACCAGTTGCAGGGGGCAAAGGATTTGGGGTTGGATGCAAAGATTTGAAGTGCACCCAGCGTTGGAAATCCGGCTTTGAGTTCGTCAATACTTTTATCCCCATCGGGTATAGCGGCGTGGAATCCGTAGGACGGCATGGTATTTTTCTATTAGATGAAATTGAAATAACTTCATCAATTTTACATGCGATATATTGTAAAACAGGAAGCATATTATTTAGTTAGAATGGAGAAAACAATCTACGGAATTATGCTCGGAGTCATGTGCCTTATTGTCATTATATATTTGATTCAAAAAATACCAATTACGGAACTAGGTGTCAAGGACGAACTATAGTCCATATTCCTAGTTTTTGGAAGAAACCTCTTCCACAAAATGATACACAGGTACAGATCGTCTCACACGATCTTTATTTTGTTCATTAAGACACTTCGCAATTTTCATACATTCTTCATACGAATAGTAAATGATAGGTGTATAGTCTTTAAAGACTGTACCGTCCTCTCGTGTAACTTCCCAACGGATGCGAAATGTGTATTCAGATGCCATAGTTTATAACAGTATCTTATAATACTATTATAAATAATATCAATTTTTTAAATACGAGGAGCGGAATAAGAATTGACTCGCCCGCCACGAATTTCATTTCCACCAGCGAACGAGCAATCGGTGGGAGCGAGTCCCATACGAGGAAAGGTGCCAGGAAGAGGAGG